CTCCGGCTTCCCCGCGTTGCCCCTCCCCGTCGCGAACTTCGCCCTGCATGTCGGGGGTATCTCGACGAAAGGCACGTGCGCCTCGTAGAGGGCGAGCCTGATGACGCCACCGATCTCGCCTATCGAGTGCGCCTGTGAGTTGCGCGAAGCGTAGGAGTAGTTCTCGATCGCCGCGCATTCGATTTCTCGCTCGGCGACGATGCGCATCACCTCGTCCCTTATCTCCATGAGGCGACGCGCGCCCCGCGATTTGACCCTGATGCTGGACGTCTCGCCGCCCACCGAGACCCCCGTGGACGTAAGCGACAGGTCCAGGCCGATGGTGGCGACCTCGATCATTTCTCCCAGCCGTGTCTGGCGAGCCCGAGATCGAACGCGAGCGCTGGTTCTCGGCCGATCCTGTTGTGGCACCCCCTGCACACCGCCAGCACGTTCGACTCGTCGAGAATCGAGCCGCCCTGGGATCGTCTGACCAACTCGTGGACGTCCGTGGACGGGTGGAGCCTGTAGGTCACCAGGCCGTCGTGCTTGGCGAACACGGGGCACGCCTCGCACTTCGGCCTCTGCGAGAGGACGCGCGAGACGAGCTTCCTGCGCTCGACGTATTTCGCCTCCGTCTTCTTGCTTCGGTTGCGTATCGGCTTGCGCGGCTTCACAGGATTTCCGACGGGAGGATGTCGTCGAAAATCCACGACCCGTCGAGCAGAGCCCACAGCGCGCGGTCGATCGCCGTCTCCTCGAGCCCGTACTCGTTCAGCAACTCGCGGTGCTTGGCGATCCCGCGCTTGAGGAAGTCCGCGGTCCCCCAGCCGTCGACTTGCGTCATCTCCCCCGTCTCGATCATCTTCGTGACCTCGTTGAGCCTTCTTTCGACGTGGAACCTGAAGCGGGAAATCTTCGTCACGCGCGAGTCGTAGGAGGCGTTCGCCTTCTGCGCGAGCGCCAGGCCCTCGTCGCCGAAGGACTCGTACCTCGCGACATCGGAACCGCGCGAGTACTCCACGAATTGGATCTGCCTGTCGAGGTTCTCGAGCAGGGCGACGAGGTTCAGCCTCCAGCGCTCCCAGTTCTCCTTGCTCGTGAGCAGGCTGCGCTGGCTCGGGGAGATCCTGTTCTTCGCCTCCTCTGCCACCAGCCTCGCGAAGGTTTGGTCATCCATGCTTCGCCGCCGGTTTCCTGGCGCCCCAGGCTGGGCATATCCGCTTGTAGCTGCACCAATCGCAGAGCTTTGAGACGTTCGTCCGAAACTGGCCAGCCTGTATCGCCTTGGTTATCTCCTCGTGGGCTTTCGCGATGCGCGCGAGGACGATCCCGTCGTCCTCGGGGCGCACCTGCTTCTTGATGCTCTTGCCGTCCTTGAGATATATCAACTCGACCTCGTACACCGGCCTGCCCAGCGACCTCTCCACGATGACCTTGTAGAGGTGAAGTTGAAACCACTTCTGGTCGACGTAAGCGGGGCGCGGGAACTTGCCCGTCTTGTAGTCGGTTATCTTCGCCCCGTCGCCCATTTCGCTGATCCTGTCCACGAACCCCTTGATGGTGATCCCGGGCAAGACCTCGACGTAGTACTCGGACTCGATGCCCAAAGGGGAGATCTTCTGGGGATCCTCCACCATCCAGAGGTTCTCTACGCACCACCATGACTTCCACCTCAATTCCCTCATGTCCGTCTCCGAAGCGCCGATGGCCGCGAGCCTCTCGGCCCACCCCATGGCCCAGACGGAGCGCGACAGTTGCTGCGCGTTCGCCACCGTTCGCTGGTCGCTGGGGAGTTTGTAGACCTGCTCCAGCACATCGTGTACGAAATTGCCCATGATCTGGCTGTCCGTCTCCGGCTCGGGTATGCCGTCGATACGGCTGTACTTGAACCTCTGGGGGCATTGCTCCCATGTGGAAATGGACGATGCCGAAAGGTACTCGGGTGTGCGCGCCTCGCGCGTTTGTTCAGTTGCCACCGAACAACCTTACTACTTCTCGAAGCTGAGCCTCACTGCCTCTGCCTGCAGTTCGTTGAGTTGGTCGATTGATGCGTCGCTCGACTTTCGCGGCTTCGGCGCGTTGTTGGATATCTTCGCCCAAAACTCGTTCAACTGCGAACGCTTTGACTCGTCCAGCCCCTTGCTCAGGCTGACGAAGTTGTCCCAGATCTGAACCGACTCGTCGACGGGCGCGTCCATGGCCTGCTCGATCTCGATCGCCTCGTCGCTGCGCGCGAGGTATAGGCCGACGCCCATCGTCTGCGCCGCCTTCTTGAGGGCGTCGGAGATGGCGCCCTTGAACTCGTCACCGAGGTCGACTATCGCCCCCTGTTTGGTGCGCTTTATTTTCTGGCCTCCGATGCCGTCCCGGCTGACCAGCGTCGACTCGCTCGCCCTGTACTCGATTCGCACATGGGCCACTACGAAGTCCGGGTCGATCGCGTCGCGCTCGCACCGGAGGACGACGAATGACCAACTGTCTGCCCCCAGCACCTTGTTGAGCCGGTTGATCACCTCGCTGACGGGGATGTAGGTCAGGTTCGTCCCGCCCTTGTTTAGGGTGCGCTCCATCTCCTGCGGGAACGGCTCTGAGAGCGCCCCGTATATGTCCTTCTTGGTTGTTTCACTCATCGCTTTCTCCTCCGTGTGGTTGTCTTACTATTACGCTCATGCGCGAGTCGCCGGACTCGCAGTAGTTGTCGATGTTCACGCCGATCTTCTCGAGTTGCGTCACCTTCCAGTAGGAGGGCTGGACGTAGTTCAGCATCGACTTGGCCAACTCCTCGGGATCGACCTTCACCTCGCCCGTGTCCATGTCGATTGACATCTTCATGAGCTTCTGGGCGACGACGCTCGCCAAATCCTTGTGCTGCCACTTAGTTCGCTTCTTGGCGAAGCTTTTCTCGACCTCGCCGCCGCCCGGCAAGAGGATCTTGTCCGATTTCATCATCGATCCGACCTTGATGGCGAAGGAATCGTACGCGAACTTCAGGCTCGCCTTGTTCCTGTTAAACGCCGCGAGGACCTCGCAGGCCTCCTCCTCCGGGGGCGAACCAGAGAGGTAATCCTCGAGCCTCCCCTCAAGATCGTTGAGTCGCTCGGCGAAATCGCCGAACAGAAGGTCGGCGATGGTGGGGCTTGTGGTCATTTTTGTCTCACTTGTATCTTCTTAGTAGGTATTGCCTAAACGACAATAGCAGCCCTTTTGCGTTGCGGCAACCCCAGGCCCGTGAGAAAACTGAAGGCGCCCGTCGCCGAGTCGACCTGGTCGTCGTGGTTCGCCGCCTCGGGGAAGGACGAGATCTCATCCAGCCAGTCGGTTAGCCACGGACCCCTCAGCACCCGCACGTTTCCGTTCGCGGCGGCCGCGGCGAACGGGCGAGCCCTGGTCGCCTTGTCCCCCGTGGATCGCAGCCCGACGAAGTCGTATCCCGGCACGACGTAGCGCGCGTATTGGTCGATGAGCGCCTTGCCCGACGAGCCCGGCTCCTGCTCCATTCTTATGGCCACGTTCGGCCCGTCCTCGACCGCCGTCTGCTGGACCAATTGCTCGACCTTCTCGCCCTTGACCCTTGCGCGCCTGACGTCGAGGATGTAGGCGATCCCCTTGTCGAAAAGCATCAGCGTGCCCGCCGTCCAGTCGGGGTCGGGGTTCGAGCTGCTCGGCTCGGTGGCGGCGAGGTCCCAGAAACGCACGGCCCTGGCCGTGCTGCTCACTATGGGTATCTCGTTCTGGTCCACGACCACGAAGGATGTCCTGTCGAACATCGAGCCGAGGACGGTCGCCCACCAATCGCCCTCCTCCAGCCTCCGCCTTTCCAGTGGGTCAAGGGCCTGAAGCGAGCGCCGGTAGGAGACCGCATCGATGCCGGGGTTGTCCTTCAGGCGGGAAGGGACGAATATGCGCTGCTCCTGCTTGCCCTCGACGATGAACCTCTGGCGCACCCAGTTGGGCGCGGGGTTCGATGCCGCCCTCATCCTCAGGGGGACCTCGGACAGGGGGCCGGTCACCGGGCGGCGAAGACGGGAGAACAGGTACCGATAATCCGACTCCCTGATCTCGGTCACTTCGTCCATGCCTATGAACTGGAACTCCGAGCCTTTGTATCGCAGGTAGTCGCCCGTATTATTAAGGTATCCGAACGAGATGCGCGCCCCCGATGGGAAGGTCGCCAAGAAGCTGTTGTTGTTCCAGTGAATATCGTCGAACTCCTTGACCCACGACCTGAAGCGATCCATCAGGGCTCCGGGCAGGGAGAGGTCGGCGAAGGTGCGCCTGAAAAGAATCGCGGAGTAGTTGGGTATGTCGACGTACTGGAGCGCCGACATCAGGAGCGCCGAAGACTTGCCGCCGCCGGCGGCCCCGCCGAAGAGCGCCTCCAGCGAGTAGCACCTCAGGAAAACCTTCTGCGTCAGGGACGGCTCCTCCGGGCAATACAAGGGGCGTTTCGGCTCCAGGTAATCGATTACTTTTTGCCAGTCTGCCATCCGGACTTCCTGAACCAACTATGCTTGCTCGTGTCGTAAACTATATAGGAACAAACGGGGGTCTAGGTGAACAAGTTAAAGGCGTTCATTCAGAATAGATCAAATGTTGCTAACATATTAATGAGTTCATTCATCATTCTTACATCTCTGGGTGCTGGAATCTTCTCGGTTCCGGTTGGCATAATCGTCGCTGGTGTCGGCTGTGGTTTGGTTGGGCTCCTACTGGGACTTGAGTGATAAATGGCCTGGAATTCACCTTCTAACAAAGACGCCCGAAACGTAAGGGGCAAATCCCTTGTCGGCCCTGGGGCGCCCGTCGCCCAGAACATGGGGTTTGCGGGAAAGGCCTACAAGGATTCTTGGGACATTGAGCGCGCCTACCGCGAGGGGATGCAGCGCGTCACCTGGGTCGCGCGATGCATCGACGTCATTGCTGGCAACCAATCGCGTTTGCCGATCATCCTGAGGAAGGACAACTCGCCCGACGGCGAGATTCTCTCGGACAAAAAGATGTCGAAGTCATCGCTCCTCGAAGTCCTGAACACGAAATCCAACATCGGGGAGAATTCGTTCATATTCAGGTACCGCCTGTCGGCGCAACTGCTCCTCGGAACGCGCGGCGCCTTCATAGAGAAGGTGAGGGGGCGCGACGGCGGAATCATCGGGCTGAATCTCCTGCCGCCGCAATCGACCGCGCCGATCCCCGACCCCAAGAAATTCGTGCAGGGGTACGAGGTGTTGCTCCCGCAGGGAACGAAAATGGTGCTCAAGCCCGAGGACGTCGTCTGGATTCGTCGCCCGCACCCGCTAGACCCCTACCTGTCCATGACGCCGATGGAATCAGCCGGCGTGGCGATCGAGATAGAGAACTTCGCGAAGCTCTACAACAGAAACTTCCTCATCAACGACGGTCGGCCGGGCGGCCTGCTGGTCGTGCGCGGGTTGCTCGACGAGGATGACAAGGAGGAGCTGAGGAGCAGGTTCAGGGGCAACCTGTCGAGGGCCGGTCAGACGACGGTGCTCGCGGCGGACGACGGCGCCGAGTACGTGGACGTCGGAGCGTCGCCGAGGGATGCCGCCTACATACAGATGAGGCAGATAACGAAGGAAGAGATACTCGCCGCCTTCGGCGTGCCCGAGTCCGTCATCGGCAACGCATCGGGTCGCACCTTCTCAAACGCGGCCGAGGAGATCAGGGTTTTCTGGACCGAGACCATGCTCCCGCACCTCGAGCCCATAGCACGGGCGCTCGACGAGCTGGACGAAGATAACTACGTGGACTTCGACGTCAGCGAGGTGCCGGTGCTCATGCTCTACAAGCAGGAGAGGCAGAGGTACCTCAGCGACGAATTCTCGCGCGGGCTGATCAGCCTCAACGAATACCGGACCGGCAGCGGCAGGAAGGGTGTCGAATCCGATCTCGCGGACTCGCTCCTGATGAACCCGAACCTCACGCCGATCGGAAACACGAAGAAGAAGATGGAGTCGCCGCCGATGATGGCCGGCGGTCCGCCACAGGGCGCCGTGCCGGGCATGACCGGGGCCCCCGAGGCGCCACCGGCACCGATGCCCGGAATGGGCGCGCCACCGGCGCAGGCCGCAGGGGCGCCGCCCGAACCAGACACCATGGCCGGGGCCATCGCGGCGGCAATGCAGCAGGCGAACCCCGCGGGTTCGCCCGACGTCCCAATGGTCACGGCAGAGGCGACGCCGATAGGGCAGGTCCCGGCGGAGACGAAGGACTCAGACGAGAAGCGCGCCATCGAGAGGTGGTCGGAGATCCTCTCGCGCTCGCTGGAGAGGGTCATCGAGCGCCAGCAACGCGTCGTGATGGAGAAATCGATGGGGATCAAATCGAAGAAGTCCCTGTCGGCGGGGACCCTAGGTCTGGAATCGGTTTTCAACCGAGACGTCTGGTACAAGCAACTCGAGGACGACGTCAGGCCGGTGCTGTTCGCCATCATGCAGGACGCGGCCGAGAGCGCGGGCCTGCCCAAGCCCGAGAGAAAGACGATGGTGGAGGCATCCACCCCGAGGCTCACCCAGCTTCAGGGCATCAACAACCAGATAGAGGACGAGATAGGGCAGGCGATAAAGTCCTCGCTGTCCGTGTCCGGTGCTGATCCGAGGATGGCGAATTTCAAGGAGAACCTCATCGAAACCTACGCCCAGGTGGACGCCAAGGACAGGTTCACCATCGCGGAGATGGTCGCGTCCTCGCTCTGGGATCAATTCAGCAATTAGCCCAGCCTATTACTTAATTAAAGATAGTAGTTGCTGCGCCGCAAGGTATTTTGGTTTAATATAGTCAGGCGACACACCAAGTAAGCAGGACGATGGAAAACCTCATCTTCAAAACCGGGAACAACGGCCAACTGAACGTCGACCAGGCGCAGGGGATCGTCGAGTGCTTCGTCGCCGGCATCGGGAACAAGGATTCCGTCGGCGACATAGTCATAAGCGGCGCTTTCGCCAAGAGCCTTTCGCACAGAAAGCCTCGCGTCGTGTGGGGCCACTCGTGGAACGACCCGATCGGCAAGGTGCTGGAGATGTACGAGGTGCCCGTCGGCGACTCGCGCCTCCCTTCGAAGATGCGGAACGCCGGGATAGGCGGCCTGTACGCAAAGGTGCAGTTCAACCTCAACTCGGAGAAAGGCAGGGAGGCATTCGCCACCGTGGCCTTCTTCGGCGAGGACCAGGAGTGGTCGATCGGCTACAAGACAATCGACTCCATCTACGACCAGTCCCTGCAGGCCAACATCCTCAAGGAGGTCGAGCTCTACGAGGTTTCCCCCGTACTCCACGGCGCGAACCAGATGACCGGCACCATCTCCATCAAGGCCGACGAGAAGGGCGGGTTGCCGGTGATCCCGATGCACGGGATGGTCGGGCACCACATGCCGGCGATGCCGCAAGATCAACAGATGCCTCGGATTATCGTCGTGACGGCGCAGGACTCAGACGAATCCAGCGAGGGCGACCCGTTCGCGCAGGGGCTGTCGCAGGATCTCGCGCAGCCCGACAAGATCGCCCTACAGAACGAACTGGCAGAGCGCACCAGCTCGAAGATCGAAATAATCAACGCGACCGAGAACACCGTCGTGTTCAGACGCACGACCGTCGACGGCAAGACTTCGATGTACAGGCTCCCCTACCACCGCGAAGGCAACCAGTACATGTTCGGCAAACCTGAACCGTACGCGGCGACCCCGACCGTCCAGCAGCCGATGCAGAACGTCCAGCAGAAGCCAGAGGAGCCCGTGGTCGTCCCCAACGGCGGAATCGCCTACAGGAACGACGACCAGACCGAGATGCTGAGCATCTTCGGTGGCGGGAAATCAGACGACCCGTCGGAGACCAAATCGGAGATACTCCACCTCATCGAGTTGCCGGAGGCCTACATGTCCGGCGCAAAGGATTTCATCACCCCCGTGGTTCGGCACCACAAACTCAAGGCGAGGCCGAGCTCCAGGGGCGTAATAATCGACGGCCTCATGACGGCGAGCGCGCTCGACGCCCTCCAGAACGCGGTGAAGGCGCTCGGCGCGACGATCGGCCAGGCCGGCGGGAACATCGGTCAGGCGATCGGGAAGATTCGCGACCTGGCCCAGACTTTCAACCCGTACGCGCTCGACGGCGACGGCGACGGCTTCGTGCAGGACGGCAGCGCATTCATGCGCCCGTTCATCCCGGTCAAGAAGCCCGGCTTCGACCTCCCCGACGTCCGCGGCCGCAAGCGAAGCGGCGACGCGCTCCTCGACAAGCCGCGCTCAACACCGAAGTTGCCGAAGGACAAGGGCACATGGACTCGCGCCCAGCGCAACGAGGCGCTCGACGCCGGCATCATGGAGCCGGAGACGAGGGAGGACGTCTCCTACCTCGCGAACCGCCGCCCCGACAACGAGGGTCTGGCGAAGTACTGGGACATGTCGGAGGCCGACCTCACGAAGGAAGGCAACAGGCTCGTAAACGCCAGGAGGCAGGCGACCGGCGCGGAGAAGGAGAGCATCGACGAGGAGTTGCTGAAGATCTCGCACGACTTCCAGAGGCGAGCCTCGTACGCCGATACGTTCGGCCAGGAATTCGTGCCGCCGGCGAAGCGCCAGGCACCCGCACAAATGATCCCCGAGGCAGACAAGCCGAGGCGTGGCGCCGATGATGCCGACATGGCCGTCGACGACGCACTCAGGAACTACATCAACGAGGCCGACGCGGATGGCTTCGCCTCAGGCACCAGGCCCTACAGCAACACCGAGATCTTGGTCGAGGTCGCGCGCAGGGACGGCTGGAGGGGCGACCGCCAGATATCCGCCTCGTCCCAGCGCAAGGCGACGGACTCCGTCGACGCGTGGGAGCAGCTGAGCGACGACGAAAAGGGCAAGATCCTCACAGCCGAGGACCCGAGCATCGGGGAGTACGTCGACGCACTGCTGAAGGCGCGCGACGATCGCAACGCCAAGATCAGGAAGGCGAGGACGGATGAGAGGAATGCCGCGCGCAAGGTGGCCGACGCGAAGAAGAGGGCGATAAACAAGTTCCGAAAGGGAGACGTTTCCTTCGTCGACACGAGGCCGCTGAGGAACCTGGACATCGCGACGACCGAGACCGAGGACGGCACCATCGTCGACAGCGAGATGGTCGACGCGCTCCTCGGGAACTGGAGCGACTTGTCCCAGGACCAACGGAACGAACTCCTCAAGGGGTACGACCTTGATGGCGATACCCCGGAGTTGGTCGGGCAGGACGAAGACGGCAACTGGGTCATGTCCGATGGCGTGGAGGACGTCCTCCTCGAGGCATTCGACAGGCACGGATACGAAAACCCGAAGTACCGGGACATGGATTACTTCAATTCTTTCGACGAGGCAGATCTCGACGAGATGGACCGCGGCACCGAGGGCGAAC